GTTCATCACGAGCGTGGGCGCCCGGTCGATGGGCGGTATTCCGGGCAAGCAGTTCAGCCGGCCGAAGGTCACGCAGCATGTGCAGGTCGGCAAGCAGGCCGCCGAGAAGACCGAGGTCGCGTCCCGAAAGATGATCATCGGGTCGGTCGATTTCCTGAAGGAAACCTACGGCGGCGCCGTCGACATAAGCCGCCAGGACATCGACTGGACCAGCCCTTCCGCGTGGGACGCGCTGGTGCGCGACCTGTCCGCGGTGTACGGCGCCGAGACCGAGAACGCTGTCGCCGACGCGTTCGCGGCCGCCGTGACGGCGTCCGTCGGCGCGACGACCGCCGACCTGGCGGGCTGGGCGACCGCGCTGTACGCGGCCGCGGCGAGCTGCTACCAGGGCGGTGCGGCCGCCGGGTCGACGCCCATGGGCAAGCTGCCCAACCGGCTGTGGATGAGCACCGACATGTGGGCGACGTTCGGCGCCATGACCGATGTGGCGCGCATGGTGACCGTGCCGGGCGTGTTCAGCACGGGCGATCTGTCGTCATTCTCGGGCGACGTGCTCGGCGTTCCCCGCGTGGTCGTGCCGAGCTTCCCCGCGGGCACCGCCATTCTCGGACCGTCCGACGGCTACGAGGTTTACGAGGAAACGATCGGTCTGCTCTCGGCGGTCGAGCCATCGCTGTTGGGCGTGCAGGTCGCATACGGCGGCTACATCGCACACGCCATGATCAACGCGCCGTGGTTCTGCAAGATCACCGCGCCGACCTTGCCGCTCGCCGCGGCTGCCAGCTCGAAGTAACCACGGTTCCGGCCGGCCGCTGTTTCTGCGCGCGAGGGGTCGCAGTCGTCGTCCGGCGGCCGGCCGGTCATCTTCCCATGGGGGTACATCATGGCGAGCCTGCCCGACCTGGTCGAGGTCCGCGAATGGATCGGCGTCAGCCCGCAGTCGCTGTCCGAGGTCCAGCTGCAAGAGGTCATGGACGGCGAGGACGCCAATCAGCAGGAGGTGTGCACGGTCGACGATCCGGGCGACCGGGCTGCCGATCTGGTCGAGGCGTTCTACCGGCGGGTCGGTCGGGCGGTCGCCGCGCGAGGCATTCCGCTCGGGTCGACGCCGGGCAATGAGGAGTACGGGCCGACCCGGCTGTCGAGTTTCGACGCGGAGATCGAACGGCTCGAGGGTCCGCACCGGATCGCCGTTTTCGGATAGACGCGCATTGCCATGTCCTTCACACAGTCCGAACAGCGGCAGGCGTTCGTCGACGCTCTCACCGGTGTCTCCGCTGACGTCGACGGCGCCGCGGTCACGGTGACCGGCTACCCGGTACAGCCGGTCACCGTCGCGCCGTACGCGGCGTGGCCGATCTGGACGGCGACCCGCCCGATCGGCGGGCTGGGCTGCACCATCGTCGAAACCGACTGGATCATCGCCGTCGCGCTGCCCGGCGCCGACGCGCAGACCTGGTCCGCCAACGGCGACCCGCTCACCGACGCGCTGCTCGAAACGCTCGACCGCTATCACGTCGACCGGGTCGAGCCCGGTCAGGTGCTGGTCGCCGACGGCGGCGCGCTGCCGTGTCTACGGATCACGATCACCGGAGCATAGGAGAAACGATCATGGCAGGTACCGCGACGAAGCTCGGCCCGGGCGTACTCACCATCGGCGGCGCCCCGCCGGCCGGGCTCGATCTGTCGTGCCAGGTGTCGGCGGCGAAAGTCGAATGGGACAAGGACAAGGAAGACGACACCGCCGTCCTGTGTGGAGAGTCGATCGCGGGCGGCGTCACGTACACGGCGAAGCTGACCGCGTCCGTGCTGCTCGACCTGTCCGACGCGGGCATGGTCGACTTCACATGGACGAACAAGGGCGGCACGTACCCGTTCGTGTTCGAGCCCAACAGCGTGGCCGGCAAGTCGGTGACCGGCGACCTGATCGTCGACCCGCTCGACGTCGGCGGCGACGAGGTCAAGAAGAACATGTCCGTCGATATCGAATGGGACATCGTCGGCGAACCTCTGTGGGGCGATTCCGGTACGCCGCTCGCCGAGCGCCGCCCGCCCGCGACACCGCAGCTGGCGACCGTCGCCGCCGGCGAGTAGTCATGCCGGCCGCGCTGGTCCGCGTCGACGGCGCCGCCCGGCTGCGACAGACCATGAAGGCGGCCGGGCTGAAACTGCGCGACCTGTCCGCGGTCAACCGGCGCACCGCGGCGAAGGTCGTCGCGGCCGCGTCGCCCGGGGCGCCCCGCCGTACCGGCGTGCTCGCCGCGTCGGTACGCCCGTCGGGTACGCAGCAGGTCGCGGCCGCCCGGTCGAATCTCGTGTACGCGCCGATCGTGCACTACGGGTGGCCGGGTCGCGGGCAGGCCGCGCAGCCCTGGATCTTTCAGGCCGCGGTGGCGACCGAACCGGAATGGACCGGCTACTACGAAGACGAGATCGACAAACTACTAGAGAGTGTGCACGGAGCATGACCGACAAACTGACGACACCGCGCATGCGCGTGATCATGCACGACGGCACGACGCACCAGCTGCAGGCGCTCAACATCGACATGGTCGCGTGGGACCGCGAGCGCGGAAAGCACCGCGACTGGCCGGCCGCGCAGGACGCGCCCTTCCTCTGGGCGACCTATCTCGCCTGGCACGTCATGACCCGTACCGGCGTCTTTACGGGCACGCTGCCGGCGTTCGAAGCCGACGCCGATCAGGTCGAAGTCCTGGTCGACGACGACGAAGATGAGACCAGCGTGGACCCTACCCGGACGGGTCGCGAGCCCGGATGATCGTCGCGCTCGCGCTCGCCACACAGACCGCCCCGTCGGCATGGTGGGGCGAGGATGACGCGACGATCGCGACCGCGCTCGACCTGCTCGACGAAGCGCAGGACCGCTGATGCCGGCCGCCACGCTGAAGATCAACATTATCGCCGACGCGACGCAGGCCGCGGCGACGATGGACAAGGCTTCGACGCGGGCGGGCAAGTTCGGGTCCGGGCTGCGCAAGGCGGCGCTGCCCGCGGCCGCCGTCATCGCCGGGCTGGGCGCCATGGGCAAGGCCGCAGCCGACGACCAGCGCGGGCAGGCCATCCTGGCCAACCAGCTGCGCAAGACGGCGGGCGCCACGCAAGCGCAGGTCGCCGCGTCCGAAGACTGGATCACGCAGACGGCGCTGGCGACCGGCGTCGCCGACGACCAGCTGCGGCCCGCGCTCGCCGCCCTGGCACGGGCGACCGGCGACGTCGGCAAGTCGCAGGGCGACATGGGTATCGCGCTCGACGTCGCCGCGGCGACCGGCAAGGACGTGACCAGCGTGGCCGACGCCATGGCGAAAGGCTATGCCGGCAACACCGGCGCGCTTGGCAAGCTGCTGCCCGGGCTCGACAAAGCGACGGTCAAATCCGGCGACATGAAGAAGATCATGGGCGAGATGGCGCGCATGACCGGCGGCACCGCGGCGAAAGCGGCCGACACCGCATCCGGCAAGATGCAACGCGCCGCGCTCGCCATGAATGAGATGAAAGAGACCGCCGGCACGGCGCTGCTGCCCGTGTTGAGCAAGCTCGGCGACATGCTCGGCGGTATCGCCGCATGGGCGCAGAAGAATCAGGGCGCGTTCAAGGCGATCGTGATCGTGCTCGGGCTGCTCGCCGGCGCGATCCTGGTACTGAACGGCGTGGTCAAGGTCGTCACGATCCTGACCGAAGCGTGGTCGATCGCGCAGGCCATCTTCAACGCGATCATGGATGCGAACCCGATCGTGTTGATCATCATCGGGATTATCGCGCTGATCGCGGTGATCGTGCTCGCCTATAAGAAGTCGGCGACGTTCCGGGCGATCGTGCAGGGCGCGTTCCGGGCGATCGCGGCCGCGGGCAAGGCGGTCGTGAACGCGCTCGCCGCGGCGTGGCGCTGGTTGTGGGGCGTACTCAAAGCGGTATGGGCGTTCATCTGGGCGAACGTGATCAGCCCGCTGATCGACGCGTTCCGGCTGGCGAAAGCCGCGGCCGGCGTCGCCGCCGACCTGATCGGCAAGGCATGGGACGGGCTGAAATCCGCGCTCAACACCGTGTGGCAATGGGTCAAGACACACGTGTTCGACCCGATGAAAGCGGCCTTTGACGCCGTCGTCGACGCCGTCAAAACGGTCATCGACTGGATTAAGAAGATCAACATTCCGGGTCCGGTGCAGAAGCTGATCGACCTGGGCAAAGGGCTGTTCATCGTCGCGCCGGCGCCCGGGCCGGCGCCGGCGCCGACGGTCGGCGGCCGGACCGCGGCGACCAGGGCGGCCGGCCCGGGCGCGGCCGCGGGTGGCAGCGCCGCCGACGTGACGCTCGCGGCGATCACGCCACAGTCGCAGGTGGTCGTGCAGGTGTCCGACCGCAAGCTCGCGCAGCTGGTCGACGTGTCGATCCGGGCGACCGCGACCAGCGCCGCCCGTAACCTGACGCGACGCCGGATGGTGACGGTATGAGCCTGACCGTCACGTGGGTCGAGCAGTACGGGTATGTGCATTTCGAGGTCCGGTCGGCGCCGGCCGGGTACACGGTCAAGCGCGTGCAGCTGGGCGGCACGTCGCTGATCGCGATACCGGGCTTTGAGGATTCGAGCTGGTTGGACGGCACGGGCGCCGGGTACGGCGAGGATTACCGGACACCGCTGGGCGCGGTCGTCTCGTGGGTCGTGTGCCCGGTCGACGCGACCGCCGACGATCCGGCGTACACACGGGCGTCGCTGACGACGCCGGCCGAAGCGT